CACGGAGGTGCCAGGTACCCAGCGGAACAGGATCTTCGTCTGGTTCGCGGTGCCGGAGGGCCAGATGCGCTCGATGCACATGGGGGTCACATAGTCGACGGTGCTCTTGGTGTACTGCACGTACACCAGCTTGCCGGTCAGCTCCCTTGCCACGTCCTCGGTCATGGTCGCGGTCACGGTCATGATCCGGTTGGTGGCGTCGAAGTCGGCGTAGGCGGTCAGGCTGCCAGTCGAGCCGTACAGGTAAGACTCGTTCTTGAAGATCTTGCCGTTGTCGACTTCGAAAAACTTGACCTTGTAGATGGTGCCCAGCTCGTACTTCTGTACGCGGGTGTCGCTCTGGTACTTGGCGACGTCGTTCCAGTGGGTGTCCTGGGTCAGGTCGTAGTAGGTGTCGTGGTCGATCTTCGCGTGGAAGAAGCCGTCCGCGAAAGGCTGCGCGCCCTTTTTCTTCAGGTTGCGCACGGCCTTCTTGATGACCTCGTAGCTCAGGATATTGCTGGAGCTCAGGCTGGCGCGCGCGGTGACCGCGCCTGGATACATGACGTTCAGGCCGGCCATGATCTGGTCGCGGCCCACGGTGTCCAGGCTCAGCTGCGCCTGGCGGTTCAGCCGGTCGGAGATCGCCTGGGTCTTGCTGTCCACGTGGAACAGGTCCAGCTCGTCGGTGTAGCTCATGTAGCCGCCGTAGTTCTTCGTCATGACGGAGAAGGCGGTCTCCTCGAGCTTCTGGCCGTCAGGGGTCACGCCTTCATACAGGGGCTTGGTGACCGCCGGCAGCTCGGTGTAGCGGAAGAACGTGACGTGCTTGCCGTTGTTCTTCGGCTGTTCAATCATCTGGGCATCGTTCAGGTAGCCCAGGTTCGGCTCCACATTCTTCAGGGCCCTGCGCTGGAGATAGCTTTCCAGCATGGTCGGGGCCAGGGAAGCCTGGTAAGATACGTTGATGTTGTCGTAAACGCCCATGGTTGCACGCTCCTTATCTCAGTGTATAGCGCGCTCCCTTCTCCTTGATGTTCCGTTCCATCCGGTCAAACTGCTCATCGCTCATGGAGTCGATGGCGTTGGGTTTGTTTGTCCCGCTGGCTCCGTTGGGGGAGCGCGTCGGGGCGGGGGGCTTCCGTTTGCCGCGGTTCTGTTCCATGTACTCCGCGACGTCGTAGAAGTCCATCTCGCCGTTGATGATTTTGTTACGGATCTCCTCGTTGTTCTGGTACTCGGCAATCACGTCCACGCCCCGCTTTTCCTTCAGGGTGTCGGCCTGGTGCCTGAGCATGTCGATCCGGGCCGAGGTCGCCGGATCCTCCTTGGGGACGTACCGTCCCTGTTCGTCCCTGGGCTGCTGGCCCCGGGGCTGTTCCGCTGGAGCCGCGGGCGTGATCCCCTGCTTCAGCTGGAGATACTCCTTCGCGCGGTCAAGGGACTTGAACTCTCCCTGCCGCACCAGCTCCCTGGCCTCGTCGTTGAGCATCTTCTCGCGGATCGGCGCCATCTGTGCCTCAAACTCGGCGCGCATCTCTGCGGCCTGCCGGGCAAGCGCTTTCTGCACCGCGTCCCCGACCCGCTTCTTGATCCACCCAGGCTCGCTGGTACCCTGCGATTCCTTTGGTGTCTCGTCGGCCTGCTCTTCCTCCCCGTCCATCAGGGAGTCGAGGCTCTCTTCGCTTTCTTCCGTTTCCTCGACGACATCCTCCGGCAGCGCGTCGTCCGCTGCGACATCGTCCGTCTGTTCGACCGTGGTCTCCTCGATATCCATGCAGGTATCTCCTTTCATCCGCCCGTGAAAACGCGGAGCGGGTGTATATTGCAAAAGCTCCGTGAAAACGCGGAGCTCATTGCCCTATATTATGTGTCATCCTGAGCGCAGCGAAGGATCCTACATCCCCGGCATCATCCCGCCAGCGCCCTGTGCCTGCGGCCCCTGGCCCATCATCCCGCGGACCTGCTCGACCATCGCCTGGGGCGTGTTCGGCGCCCCAGGCCCGGGCACCTTGTTCGGCCCGGTCCCGCCGGCAGGGTTCACGTTCCCGCCGGTCCGCGCGCCGGCAGACGCCAGCGCCGTGGTCATCTGGCTGGTGGCCCGCTTCAGGTTCTGGTTCTCCTCCGCCATCTGCTGCATCTGCTGGCCCATCTGGTCCATCTGCTGCTGCATGGCCTGCATCTGCTGCTGGTAGGTTTCGTTCGCCTGGATCACCGGCAGGATCTTGTCCTTCCCGTCCAGGTTCAGGATCTGGAACAGCGCCGACAGCGGGAAAAACTGCTGCGCCTGCGCGCTCATGGTGTACGCTTCCATGAACATCTGGTTCTGGTTGGCGACCCGCTGCGGGTCCCGGCTGCTGATCTCGATCTGCACCGTGTAGGGGGGCGGGTTCACCGCGCCCTTGGTCTTCTTCCCGAACCACTTTGCCGGGTCCACCTTTACGGACCGGGTGTTCCCGTTCCGACCGGTGATCATGACCACCCGCTCCTTGTCGTAGAACTGGGCCGCCAGCCACAGGATCTGTTCGGCAATCGGCTTGTCCCCGTACTTGAGCTGCTCGGTGCGCATGCTCGCGACCTTTCCGCCGGCCTGGATCAGGGCGCCGATGGCCTTGCCGCTGACAATGCCGCCCGTGGTCTCGCCGCGGGTAAACTGGTTCGCGCCGCTGTCGGCCTTCAGGTCGCTCTGGAACATCGCCATCAGCTGGGTGATCGTGGAGTTGAACGGCTGGTTCTGCATCCAGTTCCAGCTCTCTCCCTGCACGATCCGGTCGCCCTCGACGATGTCCGTTTCCCAGTCCGTCAGCGCTTCCTTGTCAATGCCGCTCCCCCGCTGCACCAGCATCCTCCCCTTGGAGGACATCCGGGCGTTCATGTCCGCGTAGGCGGCGTAGCGGTTGATGTAGCGCATCATCGGCGCCAGCTCGTCCACCAGGCCCTTGCCGGCGAGGCAGCCTTCAATGCTGTCGTGCACGTCAATGACAAACGGGTACATCCCGTGAGCGTACACGTCCGTGTCCTTGTCCAGCAGGGCGTTCCCGGCAACGTAGGCAACGTTCACGGTGTAGCGCCGGGTGGAGGCATTGTATTCCCGCCACCAGTACTCGATCAGAAGCGCCCGCTTCTCATCGTTCATGTGCTCAGCTTCCGCCTGGTCGATCGTCATGCCCACGTTATTGTGGGTGCCGTCGTCGGCGTATACGTAGCGCCCCGCGTCCGGCCAGTGCTCCCGGTACCAGCTGAGCGGATGCCAGCTGACCTTCATCACGGCCCGGCAGTCCTGCAAGCTTTCCGCCGTCGGATCCCACAGGAAAGCCTCCACCGGCCAGCGGATCAGGCAGATCTCGCCGCGCCCGTAGTTCATGTCCGGGTCCCAGGCGATCTGGGTGATCGCCGTCCCCGTCGTGTAGAAGTCCTCGCACCGCCGGTAGTGCAGCCGCTCAAAGTTGTTCGCGCAGTACATGATGTAGTGCACCATGTCCTGCAGGTCGTCCGCGGCTTCCTGCATGTCCGCCGTCTCCGGCAGGAGTTTCACTTCAGGCATCGCCAGCATCTGGTCTGCGACCACATTATTGATCGTCGACTTCAGTGTCTGCAGCTGCAGCGTCTTCTTCCCGTTCTGGCTGAGCGTCTGCGCGTCGTCCTGCAGGGGATCCTCCATATGCAGCACCTGCCGGCAGTCCTTTGCGGCCTGGTGGTACGGGTTGTTCAGCTGCTGGAAAATGTCGAGCCGGTCATACACCAGCTCCACCAGTTCCTTGTCCTCTTCGTCCAGCGGCTGGTCCTCGTCGATATACCGCTCTAGTTCCTTTTCCAGCTGTACGTTCGTCATCTTCTCACCTCATATGATTAACGGTGCGGCGGGTGGAATTGTTTGTGAACCGAAAAACAAGGGAGGCTTTTCACTTCCTTCCTGTTTTAAATTTTTTTATTTATTTGTCCGTTGCACGCGGAACCGCCGCACCGTTAATTACTCCTCAAAGGGGCTGTAAGGCTTGTATTCCCGCGGGGGCCGTGAGGTCGCCGCGATGGGGTGGTCCATCAGGAAATACCGGGTCGCGTCATAGCTGTGATCTTCCGCCTGCGTGTCCACGTCCTCCCGCTTTTTCTCGCTGTAGGGCAGGTTCGGCACCGTCCGGATCCAGTCAGCGCACGTGCTGAACACGTACAGCATCGGCTTCCCATCATTGTCAAACCGCAGCCGCTCGTGGAACTGCATGAGTCCCGGCAGCCGGCTGTGGTCGCCCCGGTTGAACAGCACGCCCTTCGCCCGTCCAAGGTAGCCAGGCGCCATCTGGTCTGCCACGCTGTCCCCGCGGCTCTTGTCGAAGATCGCCGGGTCCGCCACTCGCAGGATCCGGATGTTCTCCCTCGTCTCCTGCTCTTCCCGCTCCAGGATCCCCTCCGCGATCTGGGAGGGCGTGAGCTTGATCCCTGTGTCCGCCTTCCGCGGTACGCACCCGTACCATTCCCGGTAGAGGTAGGCGCGGCCCTTCGGGTCCGTGGCAAACCACTGGCAGGCAAAGGGTTCCGAATACCCATGGTCGAAGGCAAAGTACCGCGGCCAATCCACCGGGATCTCGAAGGGCGCAATCACGTGCGTTCCCTTCCGGTCCTCGTAGTGCGCAGGATCGTTCACGAACTCCGTGAACACCTGCCCCTCGAAGCTGTCCCAGTCCCCGTTCAGGAGCGCGCGGCGCAATGCCTCCGGCTTCTGCTCCAGCTCGAAGATGTAGTCGTCCGTGATGAACGGGTTCTCCGTCGCCAGCGCCGGGATGTACTGCGTCCGCAAAGTCTTGGACTTGTGCAGGGTTTCGCTGTAGATCTTCTGCTCCTGAATGCTCATGTACGGCCCGGCATCCACAAACATCTTCTTCACCCAGCCGTGCCCGATGTTCCCCGGGTTGCTGGCAGAGCGGACGATGGGCACCACGCCCAGCGCCTTCTTCGCCCGCAGGCGGGTCTTGATGAAGTCGTAGATGCTCTGCTCGAAGCTCGTCAATTCGTCAAAGTACAGGAATTGTATCTCAATGCCGGAATACTTGAACCGGTCCGCCTCGTTCTCACAGTGGCGAAACAGGATCTTGCTCCCATTAATCAGTTTGAACTCATGCCGGCCAGCGTTGTACGTCGCCAGCTTCTCCGGATAGGAGGCCTGCGCCTCCTTGATGTCCGTATCCTCCAGCTCGCCGTAGCTCCGCCGGAAGATCGCCGCCGTCGTCCCCGGATGCTGCAGGCACCGGAAGAACGCGTCCATCACCAAAGCCTTCGTCTTCCCGCCGCCGGCAGCCCCGCCGTACAGGATCTCGTTCGCACGGCTCGCGTGAAACATCGCCTGCTTCGGCGTCGGCTTGTAGCTGATCGTTACTGTCGCCATGCGATTCCTCCAGTGTAGGGAGCGGGAAAATGGCTCTGCGGATGCCTTGCCCTGGCTGATGCCTCGGAACTGCGTCTATATTCTGTCGGAGGAATCTGCATGAAGAAGATCACTATGCATGAAAAAGAACCTGCTGCTCAGCCACACCCGCAGAGCCAAAAGGAGATCGTTCCGTTACAGCCAGCCGCCATGGCCGGCTTGGGCAAGCGCAGCTCCCTCTTTCTCTTTTCCCGTACAGCCAGCCACCGCTCTCCCCATGGCGGCCTCCGGGAGGACAAGCTTTGTTGTGAAAATTGTTTTAATTTTGCTCCCCATGGTACAGAGGGTACTGGTGGGGAAGCTTCGTTCCGGACCGGCCCGGCGTGCGCGGAGTCCCTGGCACGATTCGGCCCCCCCGGGGGTCCAGGCACCCCACCCCCACCCCGGGGTTGAATCCTCCGGCTGCCTGCCAGGGGGAGGGGGGAGGGGGGCGGCCCCATATGTTTTATTCCGATCAGGGGGAGGGGGGCCGTGCATATCCTGCCCGTTGTGCTATGCATAACGCTGTCACTTATGCGGAGATATGCGCATATTTATTCGGGCAAGTATTATCTGGTCTGTGTTCTCCACCAGATCATACAGGTTTTGGCATTTCAACTATTCGCTAAACCGTTGTTTCACGAATAGTTGGTGCATTATCCCTGTTCGTCCTGGTCCGGTGATCCCAGATCGACCATGCCTTCCAACTTGACGTGGACTGTGTTGTCCTCGTCGCTGTAGATCCGTTTGCTGGCCGTGTTCATCACATTCACTGCGGATTGCATAGCCAGCCATTTGTCGCTGTCATCCATGCTTTTCCGCAGGGTCTTACGCGCCTTTACATAGTCTCCGAAGTCGTTCTTTCGTACCTCGTCCTTCCAGACTTCCACGTACTTCGGGTGCTGCCGCCAGCGGGTGAGGATGCATTCCTTCGCATGGTATCCGTCGTCCCCTTTGCTCAATCCCCACATTTCCTTGATGATCTCAGGGTTTGAAAGGCCGTTTGCCTCCATCCGGACGAATCTGTCCTGCTGAACTGTAAGCTCCGGATTCTTTACACGCATTGAAAAACCTCCTTTCTGCCCCTGGCGGGGTGCTCTTTCGCACTCGTTTCTATGCTTCCAGCCAATACGCGGCCTGAGTAGTACAGGATCAGAGCAAAACAAATAAGATATAGCAAGAAAATAAGAACAAGATAAGAGCAATTAAGAGAACGAATAAGAATGAATAATAGATATATATATTAATAATATAATAAATGAGATAGAGACAAGAAAAACCAGCTACTGGCGAGTAACTGGTCTTTAGAGATATTTATATCACTATAGCAGATTATACTGTCAAGATCATGCAGTGTCAATGAGTTCGAGTGGCTGAAAATATTTTTTTGAAAAATTTTTTGAGATTTTTACTGCCAGAGGGTGGGGGAGCGACCTTTCCGGCC